CCGGGTCTAACATGTCTTCTAGTCGGATGGGAAGGCTATCTGGATACGTTTGTCTATCCTCATCACTCAACAGCTTCAACACGTGCGTACTAGCGTTCAATTGCTTGTAGAAACGGATGAGACCTTCTCTACTCCTAGTGTATTGAAACTTAATCTTATTACCACCACTAGCTTCAATCTCAACCGGGTTGTTTTCTAGTGATGGTTCTATAGTTATTTTCACAAACTTTAGTGTTTCTCCCTCTTCATCTTTGTGAGATAGGTACCATCTATCATCCCCGGTTTGATGATATATATAACAGTTTATACTGTCAATATACATTATATTAAAATAATAATTTTGAGGTAATGTCTTTTTTGTTTTAAGGTCAATAAACTTCTCAGCATTAATATTTTTGTAGAGGTCTGTAGAATCTGAATCTACCGCGCTGTCTATTGTTAAATATGTTGAAATTGTATCTTGCCCGTCCGCGCTCAATGCAGAAGTTGCGGAAGTTGCGGTGATCTCAGAACCGGAAGTCGCGCTTGCTGCGGTCAAACATGTATCTTGGTTGGCTGTTAATGCGCTCAACGGGTCACTAGTCAACCGGTGAAATGCTAAAAATGTAGTATCTATACTAGGATACGTAAAGGGTATGGGTTGTATTTCAAAAAACTCAACAGTATTGGTAGGTTGAGTTAAATAAAAATTCGATGATTTATTAAATGAGTAATCTCTAACATCTTGTAGGAAGTTGTGATAAGAGTATGAATAACCTTGTTCATATGTAATTGTATTCCGGAGAGTTTTTATTGTAGGGTCCAGTCTATATTCTGCTTCTAGTGCCGGCATTACAACAATACCATCTATAGTAAATGATTGCATCAGTTAATATTTAGGTTTCTGTACCGCATAGTTCACTTGTTTCTGTACCGCATAGTTCACTTGTTTCTGTACCGCATAGTTCACTTGTTTCTGTACCGGTGGTTGCTGTCGTTATTGTTATAAGAGAGTCAGTATCACCATATGCAAATTCTGATGCGAGGTACCACCCGGCCGGGCCTTGTAAGATTATATCCAATGAGCCAGAAGCGCTAATTGCAGGAGCAGTAAAATATATATTGTTATTATTTAACACCACCCATGAATCAATTTGTATTCCGGAAAATGGGGGATTTTCTGTTGATAATCTATTATCATATTTATCATTAAAATAACTATATTCCTGGGCAGATGTACCAAACATTTCAGTCGTGCTACCACTCAGGTAAAGATTTGTCATGTTGTACATGTTGTAACCTTCGATGTATATGTCAAAAGGTTCAAGTGTATCTGCTCGTAACAATTTACGTTTTTTAGTATTATCTAATGTCACATATGTAACACTAGGCGCTCCGCGGAGACTACCCGTTCGATTACCAGCGAAACTACCACGTCTATCATTAGGGTTACCGGCGACTACATCTTCTATATATGCTTGGTCTTTAGTTGGGTTCAGCTGTCTGATGTTACGTTCTTCATTTTCTATACCCCAATCAGTTATATCTTTAGCGTTTCTTCCCATGTTATTCGTTGTTTGTGGTTTTGTAATCATTCAAATTTCCACCCTCAAGATCATCGATTGATGAAACTGACACAAAGTTTGTTTCAATATCAAAAACTGTACCTACTCCGGTCTGTGGTGGTTTGGTGAATAGCCATCCTTTGATTGTAAAGCCAGTACTGGCAGAGACTCTATAAGGTTGTGTAGCTGTTAGATCTTTTGGGTAATCTAGAGTTATATTACCGTTCCACAACACTTCAGACCTCAACTCTTGAATAGGTGCATCTTTATCTAAGAATGGATCTAGATACTTATCACCTTGAGGAATTTTCCATGACAATATAATATATGGGTTACAATATGGCGCGAAGTTGGTTATTAACTGATCCATATCTTGTTGATACTTGGTCATGATGTCCATTGTAATTTCCAAGTTCACAGGGTTGACCGGGGGTACTTTGTCATACATGTTTGAAACATTATCTATAGAATATCTTTGAGGGTATTGAAAACCTTCAATTTTGTTAAAGACTCGACCAGGATCCCGGGTGATGCTAACCAAGCTCACAGCGACAACAGGTAGCTGTATGTGCTGGCTCTTGTTTATTAGATCATGAACCACTCGTTGCTTGTGCGCATATACATATCTCGCTTCAAAACTTTTCTCCGGTTCTCGTTTTTGATTGAATCTTTTTACAACTCCTTCATCAAATGCAGATAGAAATTGTGTTATTAGATCCTTTATTTCAAAATTATATGTATGATACCTCACATAATTATTTATTACGCGAACCTCTGTATGAAATGTTTTGGTAGTTTATGTTTACATTTAGTTATAATCTTTCCGGAAAGCCCGTCCATTATATATGTGGTGGACCAATCATCTGCAGATCTCGTCGCGCGGCCACACGCTTGTACTAGAGTGTTGAGCATTTTATTCTGGTACCACTCACTATTATGGTCAAATAATCTCTTTATACGCTTGTCTAATAATGGTAGATACGGTAACTTCAATATGATTTGAAATCTAGCAAGATCATCTTTTAGATCAACCCCATACGTCAACGAGGGTGACACTAGTACTGTTGGCCTATCTAGAGTTTGATGCTGTTGTAATATATCCTCGTTTGATGTACCACTCTCTCTAAATAACAACCGATCGCTACATATTGTATCTTTTATATATTGCGCGATCTCATGAGTATGTGTATGTATTACACCTTTTTGATTTTTGTGATGATCTAATATACTTTCTATATCGTCTACAATTTTAGGTAAGTATTTACTCATTGTCTTTCTACTTAATGGGTATTTAGTGGAAACATATATAGGTGACTTTTTAGCATCAAATCCGGATTCAATCTCTATATGCTCATACTCTTCTATACCTAATGTCTTTGCAAAACTCTTAGGGTCAATTATAGTAGCGCTCATGAGCAATTTTTTTTCTCCGAAACCTAAAATATTTTGTGCCAACTTATTTACATATAATGGTGTGAGCATCACCTTATTGTAATCCTTTTCAACAATATACTCACACTCGTAAAAATTGTTCGCGCATATAGTCACATGTGACAATAGCTGATTTATGAATCTATACTTGGTTTGTGAACCACTAGTCCAGGTGCTTTTTTTCTGTAATGTACGTTGCAAGAACAGTCTCTGCTCTTGCAACATTTGTACTAGATCATCTAACCATGCATACACTGCTAACGGTTCGTCTGTAGTTAATTTTTTTATAGATATGTTATGTCGTTTCAACTTCTCATATTCTATTTTACAGCTACATTGTGATACAAGCTCATCTTCTAACTCGCTAGCCTCATCACATATCAAAAACTCTCTAGATTTTACATGTCCCGGGAGATTCATGAACATTTTGTAATTTGTAACACCGAACTGACCTACAAGTAAATCACGTCGATTGTTATGATAATTACATTTATGGTTGATTCTATGATTGTGTAATATTTTCCTAGGTATTACGGCAGATTCAATTTCTACATCCATAGTATTATCCAATGTGCTCATGTAGTTGCTCTTACCTTTGAGCGTTTCACTATTGAAAAGCTTCACATATTGGTCCTGCAATGCCTTTGTTATTGTCAGTACGAGACCACCATGAGGTTCAACCGGAGTAGTATCCGCATAGTTACCGTGCTGATCAACATCAAATGCAGAATAATTATATATGTTTTCATATTTGGAATCCGACACTCCTCTCGCGCTGTTACTGAGTGTGCTAGCAAAGAAGCTTTTTCCGGACCCTGTAGGAGCTGTTAGTATCACAGTTGATGTACTCTCAAAAGCGTTTTGTAGTTTTACTAATGCCTTTGATTGTAAATCGGTAGGTTGGTAATTCTTCGGAAAGTGTTGTCTTAAATCCACAACAATATTGTATGAACATATATAGGATTATTCAACACCTATAATACGTACATGTTTGTTAAAGAACCGATTTGTTTTTTCTGGTATATGTTTCGTTATGTTGTCGATTGTGTCTTCGCGACCATGACATAGTGTGTATATTGTATAATCTAAGTTTACAGTCACTGTGGGTGCGTCGTAATTAAATTCAAACGGGTATGGTATTTCATAGTTTTTAGGTTCGTTTTTTTGATTCAACATCAACAAGCAAATACATGCATTCTTTTGTGACACCAGCAGTAGTTTACCGGTTTTGATACTCTTATTACCGCATATAATTCTAACGTTACGTTGTAATAAATCGGTGAATGTATGTTCTATTTTTTCGCGTGTTAACATATGTCAGGATGCCATAAAGGCGATTTTATCTTGCTGGGACATGGTTACAAAGGTTTCGTTGAACACTCCCCAGAATGTATCATCACCAGGGTATGTTGTTATGATATTCACACTTTCCGCGCTAACCATGCGGAAATCTTGCATGAGAATGTCCCATACTAAGCTCAAACCTTTACCTGACACATTGTAAGGGAACCCGGAACCGGATGGGGGCATGTAATTTAGAACAGTCCGACCATTAGTACTGTTGAGTATGGTACTGTCCATGGTGCATAACATTCTTCGAGTCGGTGTGACACCGGGGCGTAATCTACGGCGGTTGAATTTTATATCCAGTACATTGGACTGTAACAGACCGTTTAGCTGGCCAGGGCTCATACTACAGCATCTTCGCCGAGCTTTTCAAGCTTACCGAAGATTCGCTGTGCGTTGATGAACTGTCCTTTCTTGACTGTGATGTATTCTTTACCGGATTTCACTATTAAATTGCTCACCGGTATCCCCATGTTGTTCGGAAACGTTACATAATCTCCGGTGGTTGTAGTTAGTGCACTTTTGCCTTGTAGTATTACTTTACCAATTCTCCAGGCTTTAGGGTTTCCGTTAAGTGGTACTACGATACCATCTCTAATAATCTCTTCTCCAGTTTCGAACCGGTCAGCGAATTCAATCAACACTATATCGTCTTCTAGAGACTCTACGGCGTAACCGATTAGTGTCGAATCTAATGAATCTTCATGCGCGGAGGATAAGTCAATTAAACTCTTGGTCGGTTCAATCGTGTCAATGTTAGCTTTTTGTTGGTTGGTCATATTTTGATAAATCTAAATTTAGTTGTTCTTTATAAAGATTTATCTCCCTTTTGGATAATTCAAGGTTTTTAGCCAACTTTGATACTATCTGTGAGTCTTTATTTTCAGTTTTATGTTTTTTTATATAATTGATTCTAGTGAAACGTTCCCGTGGTACAATATAATGTAAAAATTTATAATGGTCTGATTTGCTCTCAAACACTTGATACATTGTGTTAACCGTAGTGTTTATCACATTACATGTTTGTTTGTTCAGCATGCTGCACCATCTGTTAATTAAAAATGGCTGGTAATCGCTTTGCTGATCAATCGCTTTAATTGATGCGGATTTTTTAGTGAATAATATATTTGATAGATAGTTAAATATGTTCACTTAACTATTGTTTTTGTTGTGGCTAGAAACATATCATCATTCATTTGATAGAACATGTCAACAACCTCTTTCATGAACTGTGTAGCTTGTCTGTTGTCTAGACCGGTTGAGTACGCATGACTAGGGGCTTTGTCTCCAGCAGTGATGTTTATTCCGGTATGACCTAAACTTACATTATCTCTTACATATGTTATGCTCACGCTGCATTTACCTTTGCTCTGTTTGACACCACCCTGTTCATGATCTTTATGCACGATGATATCGTCCCCATCCACTTCGATTGGAGCATGTAAATAGTTAGAGCTGAGCAGGTTGGCTATGTTGGTGTTGAACAGTCGTTGCCAAGCTACTGCACCAAAGGCATCATTCAAGCATGGGATTTCCCATAGAAAGTTTATCGCATCATCGCTATATATAAATTCATTCTTTATGATATCTTCACTGTCAATCATTCCATCCGCTTCTACTAGCATGGGGCTCCTGAAGGCGATAATATTACCAATCGGTAATGTCTTTTCTCTAAAAAATTTATATGCGAATCTATTATGCAGTAGCTCTCCGTCGTAATTTTCAATACTATTAACAATCATACATATATTATAACTGATTAACGCGGTGTTTTCAAGTGTTAATCATGTAAATGTACATCTGCTAAAGACAGCATCTCCTCATATTTTTGAGAGGATTGGTTATATAATTGATGTATTAATTGATGTAATGGGTTTGCATCAATAGGCATGCATGAGCCTTTACTCCGGATAAAATTTAATTTAGGTCCATGAAAATGCTTGATCCTAGCTTGGCTGTCTGACAAGGTACCATTATTCATGTAAGGTGTCCAGTTCCAATACCGGCGTTGGAGTCTGGTGATTGTATTCACCGGATAAAAATTGTTGAGAGCTGCTTGATCATAAGGATTAAATGTAGCAATCCCTGTGTTATATACATACTCCATAAATGATGAGTATGTGTTTTGCATATATTCAACATTCATTACCATTACTCCCGTGTTGTAGTGTCGTTGTGCATCACCTTCAAAACTACATGCGAATCTAGGAATACCGTCAGTAGTTAGCATCACCGGATTCCATTTGTCTGTAAAGATCACATCAACATCCGTATATAGTACGTGTGTGGGGTTGATATCTAAGGAACGTACTATGTTTGGTATTTCAACTCTCAACCATGCTCCTTTCGCTATTCCATGATTGAATGTATCACTCATATCCTGATTAATACTATCAACAAGTAATGTTTGATTACAGTCTAACATTGTAACATTTTTTGATACTAACCAATCATACATATCACTCTTCTCCCCGGTGTATAAACACCAGGTCTTTAAATTAGTGTTCACCCGGCAACTGTTAATTGCTATTTTGAGATGATCTTTGTATATAGATGTTTTTAAGCTATCTAAATTTACGCCGAAAAAATTATGATGTAAGGTTATTTCCATTTGTCCATTTAAATTTTATATCAAACTCTTTATTATTACTGTAATTCCAATCACCAATGTTTAGTAACGCTCTAGCCTTTTCGCACCCTATACCGGTATTGTTAAGGTCAGCAAAATCTTTAATGTTTAAATTAAGCGATGCAACGTCCTGTTCGCACTTTTGTTTGTAGTGATCTCGACCTATATCGTGATAGTGTAAGTAAACTAAATCTGTAGATTTATAATTTTTGTTATCACTAATACCGCTATGATTACCATGATCGGTTTTTTTGAATGTCTTACTATAGTAAAATTTTTTACAGGAACGTTCTGATTTCCATCTCCATCTCCATTTTATGATCTCCTTGAAAGGGTCTTTATTATAAATTTTATGTGGTACTGAAAATAATGAACCGGTCGTTTTGTACATACTACCATCTCGTGGTAGGTTGTGTAAATACTCTTTAATACACCCAGCATTGTTGATTACATTATCATTAATATGTAAGACTAAAAACTCATCACCGTCGATTGGGATTAATATACTATCTTGGTTTTGATACCTCTTCATTAATGTTGTCAAGTATGTACCTTTTGAACTATAGTCACCGTGTTGGTAGATATTTATTCCATATTTTTTTTTATATCGCTGCAGTATTTCCCATGTACCATCAGTCGATCCATTATCTACTACATGTATTAAAAACCACTTAGAGATGCTCGCATGGTGTTGTAACCACTTTTCAATAAAAACAATTTCATTTTTAACATAACTAAAAAATCTTATACACATTGAATGATTTCTAGTTCCTTAATTATCATTTGATCCCATGCAGACAAGTTAGAAAAATCCACACCATACATTGCTATCTTAGCTCCACTATATTTATTTTTGATATATAATGCAGTGGCCGCTTCTACCCCAGGTATCCTACCAGTAGAAGGGTCATAGTGAGAGGTGTAATACTTTATATCCATTGTTTTAAAGCTTCTATAATCACCATACACCCATGTTTTCTTGAGCACTTTTTGCTTATTATAAGCATCCCGGGTATATATCATAATATTATTATTTCCGGTATGTTGGGTGCAATATTTACCCATATTATAATCTACTACATACATCCCATGTCCTTGAGCCTTGGCTGTATTATAATCGCCGAGAATAGGATATACATTATCAAACATTGATAGTTTTCGATTGTCAGTAGATTTAATACTACCAGTTATAAGAACTGTTGTTTCTGGGTTTAAATCAGTATATTTTGAACAATTCTCGATAGTTGTATCTATTTTAGTACCGAATCGTTGATCCCATCTTTTCAAGACAGTGCTAATATTATCAAATCTACTAGTATATCTATTCTCCTGAGGGACTGCTTCCGGAAGTTCTTTAACTATATCACTTTTAGATTTTGTATATTTAGTATTTTTTTTGTAATTTAACTTCGTATATAGTTCATCTAAAACTTGCTGTTTTAGCTTCTCTTCAGCATCAGTTAACTTATCAGAATTATTTGCAGTCATTGTCAACCATTTCCTCTACTAACTGTTCAAAGGTTGTGACTGGATACCAACCTAATTGTGAGTTTGCTTTAGTTGCATCACCGAGTAATTCTTCAACTTCTGCTGGTCGGAAATATTTGGAATCTATAAAAATTAAATCATTACCCGTGTTTGTATCATAACCAATCTCATTTACACCGGTGCCTTTCCATTTTATATTATAACCTCTACATGCAAATGCACGTTCAATAAACTCTCTAACAGAATAAAATTTATTTGTTGCCAGTACATAATCATGAGGTTCTTCTTGTTGAAGCATTAACCACATACCATGTACATAATCTCTCGCATGGCCCCAGTCTCTTTTAGAGTCAATATTACCCATCACCAGGCGGTCAGACTCACCTTTAATTATTTTGTTAAGACCTAGAGTTATTTTCCTAGTCACAAATGTTTCACCTCTTCTAGGACTTTCATGATTAAAAAGTATACCGGTGCATGCAAACATGTTGTATGACTCTCTGTAATTTTTTGTTATCCAGTAACCGTACATTTTCGCGCAACCATATGGAGATCTAGGGTAGAATGGTGTGGTTTCTTTTTGCGGTACCTCTTGAACTAAACCATATAACTCGCTAGTACTAGCTTGATATATTTTAGTTTTATTTTCCAAACCGAGTATCCTCACAGCTTCTAGTACCCGGAGGGTGCCCATCCCATCAACATCCGCAGTGTATTCCGGAATTTCAAAACTCACCTTCACATGACTTTGAGCACCTAGATTGTAAATTTCTGTAGGTTGTGTTTTTTGTATGATGTTTATAATGTTTGTTGAGTCTGTTAAATCACCATGGTGTAATGAAATCCTATCATATATATGATCTATCCGGTGAGTGTTTATCAACGACGATCTACGCACAATCCCATGCACTTCATATCCTTTATCTAATAGTAATTCTGCTAGATATGAACCATCTTGACCAGTTATTCCTGTAATTAGTGCTATTCCCATGTTACATTATTTACTTACGTATGTTTGGATATCTACTTAAGAAATGTTCGACTGTAGATGATATACCGGGTTCTAACTCGGTGAATTGCCCGGGGCGCGACCACTCCGGGAGGATATTGAGTAGCTTTGTATTGTCTGCTGTTTTTTTATACTGTCCATCACTAAACTTATCGTCAAATACCAATGCATGTTCATAATCAAAAGCCCGGGCGATATATGTGGCAGCTTGCCCAATTGAATATTCAGCAGAAGGGCTCACTATTATATTTTCTTGATTTATGATGGGTATGAGCTGTAAAATTATATGAGCAAGATCATCGGCATGTATGAACTGTCTTAGTGGTTTACCGGTACCTCTTACTTCGAATTTTCCTCCGGAGTTCTTAGCTAAATAACATTTGTGTATGAGAGCTGGTATCACATGCGCATCTTCTAAGTGGTAATTGTCGTTGTTACCATAAATGTTGGTTGGTATGATACAGTTGTAGTTTGTATTGTACTGACTATTGTATGCACGGCAATGCACATCGAGCATGCGTTTTGCATATGCATATGCATCGTTTGATTCATGCGGTTCTCCAGCATGTAACATGTCTTCATTTATAGGATATATTGTATCATCCGGAAATATACATGTTGATAACATACCTATAAATTTAGATACTCTGTGATGTGAACATGCTTTGATAATATTATAATTCATTAACATATTATCTTCAAACAACTGAGTTTTAAAATTCATGTTTTTGTACAAACCACCTACATTAGCCGCTAAATGTACCACACAGTCCGGTTGAGATATCTTCACAATATCGGTTAATTTATTAAAGTTTCTGAGATCACAATCTTTAGATGATAGATATTCTATATCGTAATCGGCATACATATTTGAAATATCATTGATTGCGGAACCTACTAGGCCCGAGCCACCGGTTATAAGTATTTTCATATTAGTATATATCTTGTAACTTACAACTCTCAACGTACCCAGCGTTGGCGATGTTATAAGTTTGTGTTCTAGAGTTTTGCATGTGCATGTGAAGTGTTTTTATATCCACACAAGGGTTGTATATTGAACGTTGGTAATGCTTGTACACTTCACTCAATTTGCTGTCGCATGCCACTTTTCCCATATGTATTAGCTCCAGTTCTGATGGTATCAATATTGGTGTTTTGAAGCACCAAGTATCTTGTGAATATTTGTTAGGTTGTTCATGTTCATGAAATATTGATATATCTGTTTCTGATACAAACTCCCATCGTGTCAGAGCCAGGAGATTGTTGTTCATATTGATCGATTGTAGTTTATGCACATCGTCTGTTACTACAATGTCTCCATTACATACACACCATAGCGCGCGGCTCTTCTGGGTGTTGCAGTATTCAAATAGTGTTTTGAAACTAGGTCTCCCATCATGTGGTACGATTGTCAATTTTTCATGAGGAGATATGAAATGTTCTATTTCACCTCCGCAATTATCCCACATAACGTGTACATGGTTAACATGTGGGTTGTTTAAATTTAGTTGCAACGCGAGTTTGTACTCTTCTACACGCTGTGGGTTTTTATCTACATACAGACTAGTCAATATATTAACTGATATATCATTATGATGTTTATGATATGCATTTGTTACATGTTTTTCAATTTCTTTATAATTTATGTCTTTTAATCGTATATGCCGGCCTTCAAATCTCCCGTTTGTTACCCAATGTTGCTCAGCTTTAGTAACATCATAGCCAAACGCCTGCTTCAAATCCGGGTATGAATTTAAATAATCTATAAAATCAATTCTACCTATGTCCGGGTACTTTATCAATTTTAGTCTTTCATTATTCCATTTCCATAGTAACGAGACACATCCGGGCGGATATCTTTAGGTATTTTGAAAATTCCGGAAGATGGTTTTTGCATTTCCGGGGTAATATTAAACAATATATTTATACCACTACCTATTGTTATTTTAGTAACATCACCTATTATCCTGTCTGATACTATCGGAGCTAATGCCCCGCATGCGAGTATTACAACATCATATGTATCTATTATTTTGTTTATCTCATTAACGACGCGGTCTGTAGTGACCATATGATTCACATCCGGACCGGAGTTTCCAAAGCATGAGGGATATTCTACATATCCGATGCTAGATATATTATGATTATTATTTTTAATATACTGCTCTTCACACGTTTTTCCCATATTACTTACAATTAAGACTCTCTTGTTATTACAAGCATTAACACAGAGTTTAAGTGACTCATCATACCAGTTATTAATATCTTGAGTCATTGGTTCAAAAATCTTCGCGGTGTTGATTTCTAAATCCGGTTTGTGCCAGGTGTTCCAATTCCAGTTACCAACATGAGTTGCTACATAACAATGTTTATACTCTTCTATAAATGTTTTCATGTTTGCATTACATTGTATACCAGAGTGCATGAGAACTAAAGGGAATGATGAGTTCTTTAATGCGGTTTTGTAACTATCGATCCATTGCTCCAATGCCGGAGAATTGACTATATCATCTAGGCCCTGTTCATCATTACCGTGTATATCAATTGTACTATCATACAACCCGGCGGTATTGTACAGCCATCTACATGCCCACTTCATGTTTTTCCACGGATTATTCATCCATTGTATGCTATCTAATTTACCCTTTTCTTTCAAGTGATGAAGGTACAGTAGACCACCTTCTGAGCACCCGACCCGATTGAAGCTGTAATTATTATCTTTCATATATTTAACAATTATTTTCTATGTCTAGATTTCTAAATGTAAAGCTGTCTAAATGGTTGGGGAATGTTTCAAATTGAATCTTTTGTTCAGTATACACCTGGTAATATGACTTAATTATATTCACATTACCAATCACTTTATTAGTGTGAAGGCATGGTTGATAGTTCTTTATATCAAAATTAAGCTGTTGCTTTACTGAGCTGTACATTAAAGATCTAGTATCAGTGACTTGTATATTAATGATACCATCCCCTTCATAAAAAGGTTTATAATTATCTACAAGCTCTAACTCTACTAACTGGGAGAGGATATAATTGTAAATATAATTTGTAGGGTGATTGATAGAATAAAATAATAACTTATCACGCCAGTTATTTTTTATATACTGAGATATTGTAATGGGGATTGCTTCCGGATAATCACTTACTGCTATATCTTCTCTATCCTTCAAGAGCTGTATCGTACCGGAAATATGATCTAGTAGTTCCCGGGTTTCAATATAGTCCGGGTTATTTACTACTTCGTCTTGAAAGGAATGTATATCCTTATTGTTTATATGATATTTTATCAGATTTAAATATTGATAGTCACACGGGGTAGTAACTAGCTCTCCATGGATAGTTTTAATGTATACCTGGTCTGGAAAATATACACCACAAAATATGGATGGTATTAAAATTAAATGTGAATCCTTTCTCTTGGTTTTAAGTATAAATTCCGTGTCTAGATATGATTTCCCTCTATAACCAGGTTTAATAGGCTGCGTAATAATTATATCCGCTGCTTTAATTAGTTTAGTGAATTGGTCCTGAGTCATATCTGTCACATAACACAGAACACAATTCCGTTTCATATTAGCAAACGTATTAGAGTTGGCTAACCTAGAAGTTTGGCAGTTTCCGTAAAATAATATGTTCATTTGGCCTTAGTTACTATTAATATTTATATAAGGTTTTATATAAATCACTCATGTATGTTTAGGTTATATTGCTTTAATAAAAACTGTTTTTTAGTGTTTACATTTTTTGTTCGACCGTATGATCTGTTATTTATAAGGTAAAATGCTAATGGTTTAGAGTTGCCCTTAGCTATGTTTAAGTTCATGTCAATACACTTCAACCATAAAGCATAATCTGCAACACTACCATACATTTCCTCATTAAAATATCCAACAATTTCATGTATATCCCTCCGCCATACAGGGCAGGAATGACACGGGTTCCTGGTATCTTTTGTACTTTTATCCCATAAATCAGATATATGTAACGGTTGACCAATCTCACGTTCAGCAAACCATACATGATCTGAGTTTAGATATTTTGTTTTATAAACGGGGAGATACTTACTACCTACATACACAGGTGCATATGTAACATCTACAGTAGGTGTACTATCCATATAGTTTATCATTTCCATCGAAAAATCTGGGTGGTGCCTATCATCTAGATTGGCGTTTGTAATATATCGCCCAATAGATTGTTTAATTGCTATCTCCCAGCACTTGTAAATTCCTGGATCCTTTTCCTTAGATATATTGATTAATTTAACGTTATGATTTGTCTTTTCAAACTCTACTATCTTTTTTTGGGTTTCTTTTGAGTGTGAATCATATATATTAACAATAATTAACTCTAATTGTTCCGGATGTTTATAATTTTGATTTGTAAAGTCTTTACAGAAATCACTAAAATATTTATCGGCGTTATATAATGACGTTATCCAGGATAGTTTAACAAGTGAGTTGTCATTTTCTAATTTCTTCAAATCGTAGCATATTTTCTGATTGAAAGTTCGCTGAGATATATGAGTTTTATCTAGTTTTTTGAGGTAATCATTTGTTCGTTGAACTAGTTTGTTAAATTGTTCGACTGTTAAACATTCAATATCAGATATATCATCATAAAACATAGGATATTTGGCACCTATATACTGTTCAAAACTGGGATGTCTATTTAAAATCACCGGTGTTTCACACCGGATACACTCTAATAAAAGGTTGCTAGCCGTAACATCAAATGCATCCATATATAATATATTCTCTTTGAAGATTTTTACATATTCGTTATCCTCTAAGTGACCTACAAATGTAACATTTTTCATCGCCGGGGTGATTATATCAGTGAAGCAGCTAAAATCTTTTTTAACTAAAACATTTTTATTCAAACATACTGGTAATTTGATATCATTGAATGTTTTTAAATTTCTCATCCACCACCCTATATGATATATTTTTTTATTATTTGACCTGGTGTACGAGTTATAGTCAAATCTAGTGGTTATATTATCTGTGATGGGATGATTAGCGGATAATATTTTATTTTTTAAAAATGGATATTTTTGTTGTATTTCAGGAGAGGTTAAATATTTTTTATGTGTCTGTGAGACTGTATATATGTATATACATTTGTCCATTAAGTCCATGTCACAATTACCGTAATATGCATCATTACTTATAAGTACTTGATCTGTGTTTTGCGATAATAATCCGTTAAAGTTACCTGGATTATTAGCTATTTGTGTATTTAGTTCAGATAGAGTTTTAGGGGTTGTATTTTTGTACTTGGATTCCCATTCAACAAATGGTGGGTTGTGTACAAATGTTATAAGCTTTACATCTTTATCTAAAATGGTGTGAATTATTTGCCGTCTCTTCTCTAAGTCCCGGCCCCAGGTGGTCAGTTCCTCTAGCCACGGATTGAAGTAAATATCATGTTGGTATTTACGTGTGAATATACTTTGGTTTTTTAATTCTTGATATAAGCTAGTCATTACACCTTTCCAACCGTAAAGGTGTGTACCGAACCATTCTTGCGCGATAGAGCTATCCATTAACATACTTGAATTGCCTAGCTCCCAATCCCTGTAACGCGGCAGCTTTGATATTGTTGTATTTACTACGGGCCTAGAACCATTTCGATTTTCATATCTACCGAATGTCATCCAATGCTGGAATGCACGAGATGTTGTATTGTACCCAGCTGCAACAACATCCGGGTACTGCTGCATATAATAGTTAGCATCAAAAATCTGTACCGGAGGCTTCTTCACGATGTCCTCAGATAGTGATGCATCTTTATGACCGTGAATATTCTCTATAGCTGTAGCAAGATCTATATTGTTAGATTTCATTAAACTATATATATCAACATCCGGGTATAACGATTTAAGATATTTTTCAGATGTTATTCTGTTCTCTTTTTGTCCATTAGTTATATAATGCTTTTGCAGACTATTTACACTCAACCCATGTAGATCTTTATATGCAGCTGAATAGAAATGTGGGTCAAACAAGCTCATGAGGTAACATACACCTGGTTTTTATATATCGTTTGGTTATTATATTCAAAATTTTCTTTAGGTTTATTATCGTTTATATATTTGTTTAAACTATTTAAAAATGTTGAACATAGATTTAAATTATTATTTAATGTTAAGTACCACTCTTCTGCAGATATAAAATGTTCTTGCTCTATAGATAGATATGTTATATTTTCTCTAGAAAGTTGTAAACATTTCAACAGGTCAGAATCATTTGTATAGTAAAAATAAATATGAAATTCAGGATATTGTCCGGAAATCTGGTTCAAATTATCAAACATAGCTGTATCATGTTCTCCAGGTTGGTAGTTAATTATCAAAGCGAATCTATTATATACTGTAGAGCTCTCCTTTGTAAACTCTTTTTCTCCCGGGGATGAATCTGATGATACTGCGATTGGCTGTGGGGTTTCAGAAACCGCTGAGGAGTGGTTTATGGCTCTACCTTCAGCAAAGCCGTGTGTCATATAATGTAATTTTGCATGTAACTCATTATTAGGTACATCAGTATATTCTCTTTTGTAAAATGTAATGTCAAAGTCCGGGGCATTATTATCAAAATATTGGTCCATTACGTATTGATTTGGTACTCTGTTTTCTTTCTTTCCGGATGAGTCATAATGTGTCTGTAGTTTGTCATCCGGAAGGAATCTCAAATCTGGGTACAGTTTTCTATAAAATTTTATATCAACAATGTTACTCATAACAACCAAAACGCGCGTTCCCATGCATGTGCTAATGTACCGTCTGATTTTATAGGTTCCTCTTCAAATAATTTATCGTGTTCTCTCAAGTCTAAACTATTCTTAATATGTTCACAGTAATTTGATGTACACCAGAACATTGTACCTGCATGGAACTTATATACTTTCATGTTATTAATATTTAGCTTTATTTTAGTGTCTAGAAACTTCAGATTTTTATAGTTTATATTTGTTGATATATGCTTTTCTCGGATCTCAAATTTACTTACACTGGTTATGCCAGTGTCGGTATTATTTAAACAGTTGTTGTACTTACTATAATTCTCCGGTTTTAATAATCTTTCTAGATAAAACTCGCGCCAATTGTCATGTAAATATGTGGTTTTTTTAGTGTGTATTTTACATATCATATCATAACTCTTATACCAAGAGTTGGATATAAAATTTAAGAATGATCTAACATCTCTACCCCTATTTTGTGTCCAATTCAATATGATATTTACATTATACTCTGCCCGGGTATTTTTAATCATTTGAACCGCGGTGTTAGTACTGTTTACATCACATAGATATACATACATATCGATACTGTCATTTACGTACTGGCTCAATTTAACTACATGATTGTACATCTCTTGAAAAAACTCCGGGTAGTATACATAACATACAATTGCGATACGTATGTCTTTGCTATCAGTTATATTTTTAATAGATACATCATTAAATACTCGCCCGGTGATATCTTTCGCATGTTTATGTAATTTTAACATATGTTTACAATCTGCTCCAGGTTTTATATATTTACATTTACTATATACTTGAGACACCAATGATTTTACAGACTCATCAACATGGTCAGATATTATATAAATATCACCGGTATATAACGGGTTATTTTTTACATAGGTGTAAATAGTAACCACAGTCATATCATCATCATGATCATGTCTCAAATATACAGCTGAATTCATTTAATTTATTTATTGGTTTTAAAGTTTAAAATCCATTGTTGCTTGTCTGTATCTAGTGCATCGAACCATGGTTTCAATTTGTATGTATAATCGTATTGTAATCGATATTTCGCCTGAGTGGAACGAGTGCGTGTTTGACTCTCATGATGTATTGCAGAGACTTCATTTATATACCAGTTTATCCGACCGGAAATTATATATTTCATGTTGAGTTGTATATCTTCCCAACATTCAGTGAATTGTGTATCAAAGCCGCCAATTTCATCGAAAGAATCCTTACTAGTCATCATGAACGCGGCAGTGTTACCAGTAATCGCGCCTGTGTCATGTCTCTTATTGTACTCTCCATATCCTCGATGTGTACATTGTAACAATCCGGAAGAGTCCACATACGCAATCTGACCAGCATGTTGTGTGGCTCCGTTCGCAAATTTCAAATGACAACCTACGCTTCCGATATGTTTGTTTGACACGATCCAGTCATACATTGGATCGATACAATTTTCAGTGAGCTCCACATCATCATTACAAAATAGTATGTACGGTTCTTCGACAAGGTGCTTCACTATGTCG